ATTCAAAGCCATCAGATACTGTTTACCCATACCCGGCTTTTCAGCTAGAGCGTCAGCAACGGCTTTCATCTTCTGTGCTGGTGTGCCTTTAACAGCGTTACCAATTTTAACAGCCTCATCTATGTAAGCAGCCTCAACCTCACCAGCAACCTTACCACCAAGCAAGCGACCACCACCATAACCCATCATCGCACCAGCGTTAGCGCCTGTAGAGATGAGTTGTTGCAATAGCCCTTGACTGCCCATCTGAGCAGGGGAAACCATTAAGCCAGAAAGGTAGTCCTGTTGAAGCTGTTGTGGGTTTTTACCACCAAATAACCCTAAAATTTCACTAGCCATAATTACCCCTTAAACAAGCCTGTAAAGCCTTTGATACCACCCTGCAACGCCTGAGCACCAGCGATAGAACCAGCAAGGTTTGCCTGAGCAGCGCCTTGACCACCAGCCAATAGAGCCTGCGCTTGATTACCACCCGACACTGCCTGTTTAGAGCCAATGTCAGCACCGATGGTGAGAGGACGTAACCCATACTCTTCAATACCCAAACCAGTCTGAAGCATACCAGTACCACGAGAGATAGCACGGTCGATGTCAGCCTGTGCAAGCTGTGTCGACTGAGCAGCTAGTTGTTGGTCAGCCATTGAACGAGCTAGTTGCTGTTGGTATTGCTGTGGGTTAACATACCCTGTACCAGCACCAGCGCCCATTGCTGCACCTGACAACCCTAACCCAATGCGACCTTGTTGAAGCTGTTGTTGACGTAGGGCAATGTCTTCTGCACCTCGACCACCAGCCATTAACGCCTGTTGTTGGTTATAATACTGTTGTGCTGCCGCTTGTGGGTCTGTTTCCACTTGACCTAGAAACTCCGCACCTGTACCATACATCTTGTTGCGGAAAGCAGATAACAGTGGGTCTAGTTCATAACCCGCTTGCATTTTACTGGGGTCGAAGTAGCTAGAACCGAAGCCAGTGGAAATAGCATAAGGCTTGAAAGCCGCAGCATCAGAAGCAATTTTTGCTGCCTCTACGTTAGCCGCAGCCGCCTGAGCAGCAGCATCCTGAACTTGGTTAGATGATTTATAACCACCCCACAAGCTAGCCGCTGCGTTAATATAATCTAAAGGACTTGCCATGTTATTTCCTTAATAAGTACCACCGTCAACAGTAGCACCGTTGAGTGTTGTCATTGTCACAGTTCCCGTAAAGGTGGGAGATGCTGTATTTGCTTTAGAGGCTACGGCAGTCGAGATGGCGTTAAACTCATCATCAATCTCCGTACCTTTAACCAACTTACCTGCATTACCTGAAGGAAGTGTATCCTTGGCAGCAAAATCTGTTAGCTTCGTATAATTAGACATTAGCTAATCCTTCCTGTTTTAACAAACATATCCAATTTCTGAACGCTAATTTCACTTCCTTCGACATTAGCCTCAAAACCAATCTGTATAACTTTACCTGACCCTTGTACCTGAGCATTAACCCTGTCGATTAACACACCAGCCGTATACTCAGCAATGTTGTATTCTGCCACACCATACTCACTACCAATGCCCTCGTTAATCGTGAAGGGATAGGAGAAAGCAGCCCCTAAATAATCGTAGCCTGTTTTGACAACAAACGATTGACCACTACCACCAATAACAGTTATACTCACCTTCTTAACAATCTTGGTCATAGAACTATTTTCCATGTCCATGTAGTTAGAGAAATACTTCATGCGGTACTGTGTGGTGTCGTCTAAGTAACCAGTGTATAAACCAATCCCATTCTTTTTACCTAACAGCACATTACGAGCACGGTTACGTAAGAAAGCTGTAGTTTTAGTTGACCAAGTTGTAACACGAGAAGAACCATCCTCTAGTGCTTGTCTCATATCCAAACAGTAAACAGTCGATGTCGAGGGGAACGAGAGCAAGTAGAAGGCATTAACCTCTGAGTAAACACTACGCACCTTGTCGTATGTTCCTACAATACCAAGCTCAGTGCCCATTGTCTCCAGTAAATCATCTCGAACGTTACGGGTTAAGTCACGCATAGGCAATGACTTCTCTTGTAACAAACGACCTAAACTGCGAACACCCGTATCAGACAGGAAGATTAAGTCACCACCAGTACTTTGAACAGAATCACGAGCTACGCAACCAACACCAGCAATAACATCGGATAACTTGAAGTCACCAAGAGGGTCGCTAGCGCCTGAATAAATAACAACGTTACGAGAACAGAAGATGATTAGGAAGTCATTGTGAGCCGCTAGAGCCGTTACTGTGTCCACGTTGTTAGGTAGTACAGAGGCAATGTTTAAAGTGCCGCTAGTGCCCCCATTGAAGGCTGGAAAGGCTGTGTCAGCAATGTCTGTTGACCAGTAGATAGTAGACCCATCATGTGACCAGAAACGACCGTAGGCAGCTAACACATCACGAGGGAAGCTAGAGCCATAACTCTGAGTAACACCCGTGTAATCAGTCATTGTCTGAGTTACAGGGGATGCACTTTCAGTGTAGATGATAGGCTCGTGACCAGCTTGAACAATCATCGCATGGTCGTTTAAAGAGGCTACCTTCCAGTTGTTATCTGTAATGGTATAGAGGCTAGGAGTAACATCAGTCAAGACAGCACCAACACCGCCTGTAAACAACTTATTGTTCCCTGCACTGAGGGTAACAACAGTGTCATCAGCGTTGGTGTGTTCAGCCAACATTTCAATATTAAGGTTGCTCAACTCATCCACACCAGTAGTAGTTTGTTGCGTCCATCCTTTACGAGCACCTAACCGACCAAACTTATCAATGATACAGTTGTCAGCAGTCAGGGCAAAGTTGCTGGAGAGAGTAACACTACTGTCCTGTGTGTTAAGCCCGTAGAAGCCGGGTGAGACAACAGAGACTGTTTGTAGTTGTTTCATACGCTATACCAAATAGTGTCCTCTGGGTGACGAGCAGCATCGAAAGCAATCTCATCTGCCAATGCCGACTGAGCAGCAGCGTAGGCGTTAATACTTTGTTGACCACCATCCTCACCACGTTCCTCAATCGCCATCGCAGTGGCTAACAGAATGATGGGACGAGTAGGCAACACAGTGGAATCAATGTCAGCCACTAGTGGTAGGTTACGAAGGGTCATGTTAAACCGCAAGTCATAAACACCATCAGGGATAGGGTAGATGTCCACTTGAGAATCACCGTCAGTACTCACACCGTTAAAGTTGTAATATACTGGGATACCCTTTTGTGGGTCAGCCATCAGAAACTCTTGTGTAAACCAGTGAGAGGTTTGATAACCCATCTCAATGTTGCTTGTGTCGTTCCAAACATCTAACACTTTAGCACTGTTACGAGTATTTTGCAACTCATAGTTAAATACATCGGCTGTGGTGGTTAGGGTTAAGGTAGAACGTAAAGCACTCCAATCCCACGCTGCCTCTACTTGGCTCTTTGCTTCGTTAACAAAGTCCCCAATCAAACGAGCGTAACTATTGGAGTTACCAGACCCCTGAACCGTAGCTACTTCACTCTCTCGAAGCCTACGCATTACAGCATTGACAATTTCTAAGTATGTCATTTATTTATTCCTTTGTTGCTATTATACCACAGATTACCAGTTTTGTCAAGCCTATTC